GCTCCTGGAACTGCGCCAGCTCGCGCTCATCCTTGCGCTCCTGCGCCTCACGCGCCTTCTGCCGCTTCGCCGCCGGGTCCGGATGCGACTTCGGCGCCGTACACATCTCGACCGGCTTCAACGTGTGCCCGTCGACACCGACCGCATGGCAGGGCAGCGTCTTGTGGTGGGCGAGCTTAGCGACCACCGTCGCCTCCCGCGCATACCCCGGCTCCGTCTCCTTGACGAACGCGGTCCCCTTCGGCGGCTTCGAGTAGCCGTACTGGTCGTAGCGCATCTCGAGCACCTCCTCGCCGGCGTCGCGCAGCTGCTTCACGACCTTGTCGACCTTCGCCTTCAGGTCGCGCTTCGCCGTCTCCCGGTCGACCGACTGCGTGATCTCGGCGCCGACCCGTTCGACCGACACCTTCTTCTTCGCGTCGTCGCCGCCGGTCGCACGCTTCACGACCTTCTCGACGAGCTTCGGATCGTCACGCAGCTTCGTCAACGCGTTCGCGTGCTCGAGCGCGATCGCGCCCGACTTGACCGCCTTCTGCGCCGACTCCGGCAGGTCGAGCAACGCCAGCCGCTTCGAGACGGTGCCCTGCCCGATCCCGACCTGCGCCGCGATCTGCGCCTGCGTCAGCCCGTGCTCCTGCAGACGCCGGAACGCCGCCGCCTCCTCCAGCGGCGTCAGGTTGCGCCGCTGCAGGTTCTCGATCACCATCGCCTGCACCCGCTCCTGCTCGGTGAACGGACGCACCAGCACGGGCACCTCCTTCAGACCCGCCTTCTTCGCCGCCTCGAGCCGGCGCGAGCCGCAGACGACGAGGTTGTCGCCCTCACGCACCAAGAGCGGCTCGAGCACGCCGACCTGCTTGATCGACGCGGTCAGCTCGCGAAGGTCGCCGAGCTCGGTGCGCACGTTGTCGTCGGCCAGCTTCAGCTGGTCGATCTTGAGCAACGTCATGCCTTCTCCTTTCTGGACTCAGCTGGAGCCGGACGGCTCCGGCCCCCGCCCTCGGCGGGAGCCGCAACCGGCAGCGATTCGCACGGAATGACCGGATGCCATAGAGGATCAACCGACGCGCCGGGTCGCCTCCTGAGCCCCTATGGGCGCGGAGAGCGCCCAGGCGATCGCGGCCAGCGAGTGCGCGATCGAGAGCTGCGCCGTCCACTCGATGTCCTTGTTCGAACGCTGAACAGCACCCGACGCGATGTGATGCATCCGCTCCTCGACGCTCATCGCGTCCAGCCGCTCCTGCCACGCCTTGATCCCGTTCAGAAGCTCATGCGCCATCACGGCGTGCGCGCGTGCGTGCGTTGCCATCTCTCACCTCCTTCACCCAGTCGGTGCCGAACCCGTCCGGTTGCGGATAGACGGCATCGACAGGCCCCGGCGCATACACCATCACCTTGCCGTAGCGCCCCTTGCCGAGCTCCTCGACGCTGATGCGTTCAGGCAACTCGTCGACGAGCACGTAGCGCGGGTCACTCGGGTGCCACAGCTCGACGATCATCCGCCGCCTCCTTTCCGCTCACACTCGAAGCAGACGCCGTAGGCGAGCCCGCCGGCCGCGACGTTCGCCATCCCTGCCGCCGTCAGACGCACGTAGCGGACCTTCCGACAGGAGGTGCAGTAGCCGACGCACTGCATCAGGGCGCCGCCTTGCGGATCGCCGCGGACGCCATCGCCTCGCGGACCTTCTTCACCTCGATCTGCTCGGCCTCCTTCGCGATGTTCGTCAGCCACTCCGCGAGCCGGCGCGCGTCACCGGCGTTGAAGTAGAACACCACGTCGTCGAACTTGGCCGTGATCTGCGCCCGCTCCTCCGCCCGCCCGTCTTCGTCGAAGCGGCGCGGCTCGCTGATGTGGTACGTCGCCCCGTCGAGCTCCGGCTCGACCCGGATCGTCGCCAGCATCAGAACCACATCTCCTCGGGCGCGAGCACCTCGGTCACTTTCAGTTCCTCCTCGTCGATCAGGACGCCGGAGACCCACTTCATCTCGCCGGCGTAGTCGTTGCCGACCTCGGCGAAGCGGAGCACGAACTCGAGCTCCGTGTGCTGGTCCGACATCGCCTGCAACACCGGGATCGGCGGCGTCCAGGCCGTGTCGAACTTGTAGACGGCGACGGTCGGCGTGTCGGTAACGCCGTGCGCCTCCGCCGACTTCTCCGGGTCCATGCCCTCGTCGCCGAGCGCGATGAACGGCTGGCCGAAGCTCGCGTCCCACTTCGTGCCCCAGTTCGCGATGTTCCACTCGTACCAGTTCTCCGACTCCGAGGCGGGCATCGGCTTGAAGCTCTCGAACGAGAGCGGCTGCATCCCGATCACCTGCTTGCGGTACTCCTCGAGCGTCGGCTTCTGCTCGCCCGTGTACGACTTCCACGTGCGGTAGTTCTCTTCGATCACCGCGTCGGTCGGCCGAGCCGCCGCAACGAAGCGCTGCAGCAGCTCGGCCTCTCCGGTCACGGTGAGCGTGTTGTGGCACCAGTTCGGCACCGCACTCACCTCCTATCCGCGGTTGACGCGGATCTCGATTGTTCCGTCACTTCTCAGCGTCCCACCCTGCGGGTAGTGCGCCTTGTGCAGCCCGCCGCCGGTGGCGAACGCCGTCTTCAGGTGGCGTGCCAGCAGCAGCAGCGCCAGGTCGACGTCCGGCTCGAGCGGCTCACCGAGATGCTCGGTCAGCACCGTCTCGGCGAGCATCTTGCAGCTCATGTCGACCAGCCACAGGTACCAGCCGGAACCGACTCTCGCCTCCTTCGCGCGGTAGATGCCGACCCCACCCTCGGGGACGACACGCAGCGCTTCCTTCTGCGCGAGCAGGTAGCCGACGTTCGACTTCGCCTCGCCCGCATTCCCGACCCCGAAGCACCAGCCGAACACGTCGACCGGCTCCGGCAGCACGAACTCGTCGATCTGCGTGAGCCTCATGAGCCCGCCTCGTTCAACGCCCGCGCTTTCGCGACGAGCGAGGCGACGTTGACGTTCTCGCCGTAGAGCGCGAGCGCCGCGATGATCGGCGCGGTCTTGTCATGCCACTCACGCAACCACTTGATCTCGTCGGCCGAACCGACGTCGGGATAGTCGCTCACGGCTCGACCTGCGGGATGATCCGCTGGACGATCTCCGAGCGCAGCATTACGCCGAGGCGCTTCTCGGCCTCGAGGATCACGTCGTCGATCGTCGTCAGCGTCTCGCTGATCACGTGCTCGTAGGCGAACACGACCTGGTCGCGCGCCGCCTGCTCGTGCTCGTCGTAGGTGGCGTCCACCGGCAGCTCCTCGCTCGGCGGGTAGGCCCGCGCCATCACGTCCACGAGCTTCACCTGCGACGGCGACGCCTGCTCGCCGTTACGCGCCGCGGCGCGCTCCGACTTCTTGACGGCGGCGTGCACATCGCACAAGCCGCCGTAGATCCCTTTCGACGCCGAGGGCGGCATCGTGCAGCCCTCGACCTTGCAGAACTCGCGAGCTCTGCTCTTCACCTCTGCCATCAGGTCCTCCATCATTGGATTGCGGCCGTGCCCGTCGCAGCCGATCTGCCCGCAGCGCGGGCACTCGAAATCGGCCAGCCAGGGCACGACCCTGGTTTCGTCGAACGGCGGCCCGTGCTCGCCAACACGCTCCGACCACGGGCTTTCTTCGTCGCGTCAAGCACTCACCTCCTGTTCTTGAACCCAGTCGTCGACCCAGGTTGCGCACTGCTCCTTCACCTCGTCCGGCTCGTCACCGGCCTCGAGGCACGCGTGGATCGCAAACTCGAGGTCGATCCGCTGATCAGTCGAGCTCGCCATCAGGCCAGCTCGTCTCTCATCGCCTGCACATACTCCTCACAGGTGAGGCGATCGCTGGAGGCGCGGTAGCCGACGCGCGCCTTCGCGACGCCAGTACGGCCGGTGCTGCGGATCTCTTCCGGGATCGTGCAGCGGTCAAGCACCTTGAAGTCGGTCATGACGCCACGCCCGCCGCTGGCGTACTCACGCAGGCTCGCCGTCGTGCTCGGGTAGTCCCTCCGCACGTCTGTCGCGTCCGAGGGCACGGTCATCCAAGCCACCGGGATCCAGTAGCCGTGACCGTTGCGCCACGTGAACTTCACAAGATCGAGCATCTCTCTCCTTTCACGCCGCGCGACCCACGTCGCGCGGCTCCTTGTCGTCGCGGATGCGTTTGAACGACGGATGCCAGAGGCGCCCGTCGTCGGTCCAGCGTTGGAACGCGACCTGCACGACGAGCTCCGGTTCGCACCAGTGCGCGTCGCGTTCTTCCTTCGGCACCCCTCTCTCGAACGGCGCCGTCGCGCGCGGGCTGAGCGCCCGCGCGATCCTCTGGTCGTGGTCTGTGCGGCAGCCGGCGCGCCCGCAGTAGACGAGCGCGCCGCTGTCGTCGTAGTAGCCGAGCACGAGCCCGCCGATCCGGCCGCGCCGCGACCCTTTCCCGTCCGTCCAGCCGCAGACGACGAACTCCTGCTCCGGCCGCACCTTGACCTTGACCCAGTCGCCGGTGCGTGAGCCCTCGCGGTAACGGGAGGAACGGCGCTTCGCCATGATCCCCTCGATCCCGCGTTGCTCCGCCCACTCGAGCAGCGCCTCGCCGTCGTAGAAGACCGGCGAGAGCACCAGGCGGTCGAGCTCGTCGAACTCCGCCAGAATCGCTTCCAGCAGCTCACGCCGGTCGGAGAGCGGACGGCCGCGCTGGTCGTGGCCCTCGCTCTCGATCACGTCGAAGAGGACGAGCGCCGGCTCCGACCCGCGCGAGAGCCCGAACGTCTCACCGTTCTCGTCGAGCGTCACCAGCTCGCCGTCGTAGACGCCGTCGTACAACTGCGCGAGCTGCGCCGCGATCTGCGGGTAACGCTTCGCGTAGTCGGTCTTCGCCGAGCGCGACTGCATCGCCACCCGGCCCTCCGAGACGGTCGCCGTGCAGCGCACGCCGTCCCACTTCACCTCGTACTGCCAGCCGCGGCCGAGCGGAAGCTCGTCCGCCTTCGCAAGCATCGGCTTGATCACGTCGACATCCGCCCTTCCGGGTCGATCCCGCCGACGAGCTGCGTGCCGTCCGTCCAGTGGAAGATCACGCCCACGTACGTGTCGGGCAGGCCCATCGTCCCGAGGAACAGCGACACCTCACGCAGCGCACCCGAGTTCGCGTACTGCACGGTCCGCCACTTGATCGCCTCCTTCTGCTCGTCGGTCATCGCGAGCAGCGTGTCGACCGACGTGTGCACCGGCAGAGCGAGGCGAAGGTCGCGGCTCACGCCGCGACCTTCTTCGTCTTGGGCGCACGGGCAGTGCGCGGCTTGCTCACACCCGCGACGGACGCTTCGAGCGCGGCCATCAGGTCGCCGACCGGGGCCGGCGCCGCGGGCCTGTCGATCTTCACGACCCGCCCGTCGTCGGCGGCGCGAATCGCGTCGTGCATCAACGGCGTGAGCGTGTCCTGCACCTCGCCCGCGTCGAAGTCGCCCTCAAGCGGGGCGAGGATCTGCTTCGCCAGCTCGAGCGCTTTCTTCGGCGGCGCCTTACGCGTCGCCGCCGACTCGCGTACGAGCTCCGCCTCCTCGTGGCGGATCTGCGTCTCGAAGCGGATCACGTGACCGACCAGGACGCCGAGGCCCTCCGACCAGCGGAAGACGATCGTCTGTGTCTGCTTGCGCAGCACGACCGTCACCACCGCCGCCTTGCGCTGCGAGCGCAGCACCGACGAGAGCAGGTCGAACGCCTCCTCCTTGCCCTCCTGCGGCCACACCAGGAACGTCTTGTCGAAGTAGGACGGGTCGATCGTCGACGCGTCGACGACACGCTCGATCGAGGCTTGCGCGCTCCTCGTCTCCTCGAGCGCCTTGACGACGTTCGGGTCGAGCACGACGAGCTTCGACGGGTTGTCCGGATGCGGATACCCGATCACCTTCTCGCCGCTTGCCAGGACATGCTCGTCGCCGGTGCCGGCGCAGCACACCTGCTGACTCTGGAGCGTGTCGCCGTGGTCGGGACACATGCCCTTGCCGGGGACGGGACGCTGGCTCTCGTGGAGCAGCTTCAACGTCACCGGCACATCTACCAGGCCGAAGCCGAGCGAGATCTTCGTTCCTCGCATCGGCACGGCAGGCGCAGCTTTCGCTGCCATACGTGCCTCCTTCGTTGTGTGGACTCAGCTGGAGCCGGACGGCTCCGGCCCCGCCCTTTGGCGGGGCCGCAACCGGCAGCGATTCGCACGGAATGACCGGGTGCCATAGAGGATCAACCGGCCGCGGGGTGTGCGGCCTGATCCCCTATGAGGGGGGCTCGTCGAGCTCGAGCTGCTCGTCGTCGGGCAGCTCGGCGCCCGTCTTCAACGCCCGCGCTTCGTCACGGTAGGGATCGTCGAGCGCTTCTCCCACCAGGCGGGCGCCCACGTCGAAGAAGTGCTCGATCCCGCGTCCCAGCCTGCGCCCTCGCCGCGTGTGGCGGTCGAGCGCGTAGTCGGGGACGTCTCTCCACTCCTGCCCGCCGTCGTAGGCGAGCATCGCCGCGTGATCGACGATGCGCGACTTCGGCGCACGGACGAGGATCAGCGTGGCGTGCACGAGGAACAGGCGCGGCCAGCGCACCTTCGGGTCACGCACCGTCTCCTTCCAGTTCTCGTACAGGGCTCTCACCTGCACGGCGACGTTGGAGTCGGCGATGCCCACGTCCTCACTCGCGATCAGACGCAGACGCTTCCACGCGTAGTTCCCGAACCCGGCAGCGTCCAACTCGGACACCCAGTAGAGCGCGTCCCGCTCGTGGCCGCGCCGGATCGACTTCTGCAACGCCGAGGTCACCTCTCCACAGAGGTGACCTCCCGGCGTCGTCATCTGGGCGAAGGTGAGCTTGGGGCTCACGCAGGCACCTTCTCCCGCTCCGGCACCTTCACCGGCTCGGGCATAGGCTCGGGCATAGGCTCGGTCGGCTCCGGCTTCTCGAACGGATCTTCGAGCGGCTCGGTCACGAACGGCTTCTCTTCCTCGCCGATATCCATCGACTCATCCTCCTCTCATCGTGTTGTCGAGCAGCACCGGGACGCGGTACAGACGCTCCAGCGGCGCTACCAGCTTGAAGTGGACGTGCGGCACAAACAGCCGGACGATCCGGCCCTTCTCCGCCCGCCACCCTTGCGACCCGGGGATCACCTTCCCGGCCAGGCCGACCTCACCGATCAGCACCGGCCAGTGGCCCGCGTCGTGGTTGTAGCCGAGGCGCACCAGCTGCTCGCGGCTCTTCGCCGCGTACATGCCGCAGCTGCACGACTCGCCCGGCACCTGCACACCTTTGTTGCGGCGGTGGCACAGGTGGTCCTTCACTTTCAGCGGGCTCCCGCAGACAGCGTGCGTCCAGCGGTCCGGATGCCACACCGTCTCCGAGTGCGTCACGCTCGCGAGGATCGGCAGCTTCTCGCCGCCGAGCACCCGCCAAGCGCGCCAGCCGACCACTTCGCCGAACCGGTCAGGGACGAGGTCACTCATCGTCGTCCTCGCTCTCACCGTTCACGTCGGCCAGCCACTTCTCGATCGCGTCGGTCACCTCCTCGTCCGTCGGCTCGGCGTCGGCCTTCTTGCCCATCGACGCGAGCGGATGGTCCTTCGGCAGCGACCACGCGATGTACGAGCCGGGACCGAACCCGACCCGTTCCTTCACGATTCCCATGTCGACCGACGCGCGCTTGCACGTCATCTTCGACACGTCGTGCGCGGCCGCCGCGTCGAACACGTCCTGCGCCGGCACCGCCTCGCCCGGCTTCTGCTTCAACCCGAAGTTCTTCGGGTTCGCGAGCAGCAGCGTCAGGAACTCGAACGCAACCGAGCGCTTCTCCGGGCTCCCTTCCTTCTTGAAGCCGACCGCCCGGTACTGGACGATCGCCGACGCGTGCACCTTCGCGCCGTCGCCGACGTAGACCAGCCGCGGCGCTTCGACCACCACCATGTTCGGCAGGTCGATCTCCGCCTCGTCGAGATAGAACTCGACCGCTGGCACGTCGTCGTCGGCGTAGTTCGCCTTCGCCACCGCCAGGAAGCGCGACTCCGGCTCGCCCGCCGCCGCCGGCCCGAGCACGTGCGCGAACCGCACCGTGCCGAGCCAGCCGCCCGACGCACCCCCGAACGCCTCCTGCGGATGGGCGTCCTTCGCCAGCCGCTTGTTCAGGTGGTGCACCCCGATCACCGAGCAGCCGGTGCGCTCGCACATCGCGGCCAGCGGCTCGAGCGCCAGGTTCGGATCGCGCCCGACCACATGCTTCGCGATCGGGTCGATCGTCACCAGCTTCACCCCGTGGAACTGCACGAACTGCTCGAGCAGATCGATGTCGGTCGGCAGACGCAGCTTGCCCGGCCAGAAGTGCACGAGCCGGGCGTCCGCGCCCGCCGCGATCAGACGCGGCACCTTCACCGTCGCCAGCGCGTCCTCCGGGTTACTCATGATCACGGCGCCGCCTTTCTGCGTCACGAACGCAGCGAGGAAGCACGTGAACAACGACTTGCCCTGACCCGGCCGGCCGCCGATCAACGTGATCGCGCCCTCCGGGATCCGGTCGAGCCACATGTACGTCAGCTCTTCCGGCGTCACATCAGCGGCACGGATCAACTCGACCGAGCGGTCCGTGCCCGCACGCGCGCGGACAGAGCGCGTGGCTGTCTTACGCGCGCCGGACCGCTTCGCCGACGCACGTTTGCGTTCCGCCATGCGGAACCTCCTTCGTTGTTGGACTCAGCTGGAGTCGACAAGCACTCCGGCGCGCGCTCCCTTCGGAGCGCCGCCGCAGGGCTCACTTCACCCACTCGACGTCGCGGAACGGCAGCGCGTCGCCGCCCGCCGACCCGCCGCCGCTCCACTCGACGAACCCGTCGCCGCCGAACGGGTCACGCCCGCGGTGCTTCCCTGCGTGGCCGGGCGGCAGATCGCAGCCCGTCCCGTACGGGTCGTGCCCGCCCGTCTGGAAGTGCGCGTGACACTCCGGCGGGTAGCAGCGGTCGCATTCCACCGGCGAGTAGTCGTACTCGTACCCGTGCTCGCAACGCATCACGCGGCCCTCCGCGCCCGCGGGGGCGCCTTGCGCGTGCTCTCCACCGGGACGACGTCGAGGTTCTTCGCCTCGATCCAGCTCTGGGTCAGGTAGCGCGTCTTCTCCAGCCCCTGCACCTCGCAGAGCACACGCGCGCCGCTGACCGCGAGCACCGTGCCCGTCATCCCGTTCACGTACTTCGGACGCATGTTCTTCAGACGGACGATGTCGCCCGCCTGCAACCCCTGCGCCTTCTCCGCGTCGAGCACCTCGCGGCGCAGACGCAACGCGATCTCGAGCGCCTCGATCTCGCCGTCGAACTCGCCGGCGCCGATCGAGCGCGCCAACCGCTTGTACTTCTCACTCATGACTCACCTCTCGTTTCGTTTGTCGTCGCCCGCACCTCGAACCGCACGATGTTCACGGCGGTCAGCAGCCCGAGCACCTCGCCGCGCAACTCCGCGACTCTCTCCTTCTCACCCGCAGCGCGCGCCTCGCGCATCTCCTCGAACCTCTCGTCTGCGAGCTCCTGCAACGTGACCGCCAGGCCCTCGATCGCGGCGCTCACAGGACACCCATCATCTGCTGGCGCCGGCGGATCGCACCCTGCAGCGCCGCCAGCTGGCGGACGATGGTGTCCAACTCCCAGTACCGCTCTGCCGTCTGGCGCAGCTCGTACTCGGCACGTAGGTCGTTCTGCTTGTGGAGCAGATCGACCTCGCGGTCGCACAGCTCAGCCAGGGACAAGTCATCGAACTTGCTCACCTCATTCACTTCCTTTCAACGCATATGTTTTGCCGCTCTCGAAGTCCCACGCGTGAGTCGGCGGCTCGTCGACTTCGACCTCACGCACGTCCTTTGCCATCGTCCAGCGCAGGAACAAGTCACGCCCGTAGGCGTGCGCCTCACCCTCGGTGGCGAACCGGAGCGCGTTCCCGACCCAGTCGCCGTCCGCGTACACCTGCGTGCGCCAGCTCATACCCGGCTCCGGTTGCGCACCGTGTACGGCACGTTCGACAGACACGCGAGCCGCGAGCTCAGCTGATCCGGGCCCCAGTAGCACGCCCTCATCGGCGCGCGATCGGTCACCATCCCGTTCACCGCTCGCGCGTTGTTCGGGTCGAAGTGCGTCGCCTCGAACTTCGGGTCGAGGCAGTACGTGAACCCGCCGTCGTAGATGTGCTGCAGCACCTGCTCGACGTCTTCGCCGCGGTAGTCCAGCTCCTCGAGCATCGGACGCGCCGCCGCCGGCTGGTAGCCGTCCATCTTCGCGGCGCACCGGTCGATCAGCTTCCCGATCGCCTCGTGCACTTGCTCTTCGGTCATCTCTCTCACCTCTCTTGACACGCGGGCACAGCCCGCGGGAACGCGACGCGCTCCGGCGCGCGCTCTCCCTTCCCTGAGAGCGCCGCCGCAGGGCGCGCGTTACGCGGCCTGCACTGCTGCGGGCGCGGGGGTCGCCTGCTGCCCGTTCCCGCTCTGACCGCGGCGGCGCGAGCCGGCGGCGCGGGTCGTCTTCTTCGAACCCGCCTTGCGCTCGCGCGGCTTCACCTCCTCCGCCTTGAGCTCCTTCGCCAGCTTGCGCAGCTCGGCGTCGGTGAGGTCAGCACGGAACACCTTGCCGTCCACCTTCAGACGCAAGGTTCCGCCCGTCTTCTCGGGGATCTCGGCACCCGAGACGTTCGACGTGCGGATACGGATGGTCTTGATGGGCATCTGCCCACTCCTTTCTGTGCACCGCGCACACCCGTGCGCGGCGGGGACGTTCGCTTCCCGCGAACGCTCCGGCGCGCGCTCCCTCGGGGAGCGCCGCCGCAGGGTTCACTTCGCACGCGCCCAACTGGGCACGTCTCTCGAGCCCGGCTGCTCGACCGGCCCGTCCGACGGGCGGTAGAGCAGACCCTCCTCGGTCAACTCGACCGCGAACCACTCCGGCCAGGTCACGATCGCGTCCCGCACCTCGGCTGGCACCGTCAGCACGCGCTTGTCCGCACCGATCACCGGGCGCCCCTGCGTGTCGCGTTTCGTTGCCATCACGACACGCTCTCGGGGGCCGGCTGGCGGCTCCCCATTTGGCGCGCCCAGACCGCGTTGTGGCGCAACGCGTTCACGATCTTGTGGGCGTTGTCGCGCACGTCGATCCCGTTCGGCGACGTCCACTCCGCGAGCCCGCCGAACATGCCGCGCTTCCCGGGCGTGAACACCCACCCGAGCTCCACCAGCTGAATCCCCCACGGCCCGAGCACCTCGCGCCCGCGGCGCACGTTCTCGATCCCTTCGATCTCGGCGTTGTGCGCGGCGATCGCCAGCTTCACGTGACGCACGATCTCGCTCCCCGACGCACCCTCCTCGAGCAGCTCCTCGACCATCATGTCGAACTCGTTCCAACTGTCCATCTCACACACTCACTTTCGGTTGGCGGAGCACGATTGCTCCGAGCCCCGAACCAGCGGGACTCGCAACACGCACACTCACGTGGGCACGGCGTTCACTTCTCGACGACGCGCACGATCTGGTCGTCGTACCCCCACACCGACCACTCTTCGCTGGGGGGCGCGCCGTTGAGCAGCTCACCGTCGAATCCCGCACGCCCGTTCTTGATGTTCGCTTCCTTCTCTGTCACGCGCACCCGGCGGAGCTCGCCGCCGAACGCGCGGTACTCGATCACCGAGCCGACCTCGTAGTCAAACACTTCGTACATCTCACACACTCACTTTCCCGGCACGTCGTACCGACGCACCTCTGGTTGACGTCTGTCTGCTTCGGCTTTCGCACCCCGACGCTTACGCGTCTTCGGCGTCACCCGCTTCTGTTCTTCGAGCACAGCCCACGCGAAGAGCTGTTCGTTCCGCGGCCGGTTCGGGTCACGCTTCACCTTGCTGATCTGACCGACGTTCTCACCGAACCCGCCGGACACACCGACGGCGATGTTGTACGGGCGGAACACCCCGCCGACCTCGAACTCACCCAAGCGCGAACGCTTCGGATCTTTGACCTCGGCGAGCGCGTTCTCATACGCAACCCGCGCACGCTCCCACTCGCGATACGCGTCAGACGCTTTCGCGTCACCCTTCACGTACAGCTTGGCAGCGCGGTCGCGCAACTCGCGTTCACGCTTTGCCATCTCACGCAAATTCATCACACACTCCTTGTCCGAACGCTCAAAACGCGACGCACACGCGTCGCGATCACAGAGTTCGCACACTTACTCAAACGAGGGAGCCGGTACGGCGGAGCGGCGCAACGCACTCACTACCTAGTCCAGATCGCGCACACCTTTCGGTCACCCACAGTCGGCTGTTCACGTATCCCCAACAGCGTTCTCACGCGTCTCTTTCAGCAGCTCGCACGCACGCTTCACGCACGCACCCGCTCCCTTTTGTGAGCCCGGGGACGAATACGAAGAGCGCAATCTCAGGCGGACACATTCACGCTGCGGCGCAATCACGCACACTCTTTCAGACGCCTTTCCCGTTTTACTGCGAACGGACGCGTCTCACACGCACCCGTTTCAACACAGGACTCACTCGCGGTGGGCGTTTCACCCACTCACACCGGCTGCCGCTCCCAGTTGGTCTGGGTGGGAGGGGATCCTCAACGCACGCTTTCGCACACGCTGACGCAAACGCACACTCACACACTCGCGTTTGGTGGGATCCCAGTCCCGCGCCTCCCCCACACTCACACACTCTCGAGAGGACTCACACGCACACACTCTCGGAGCTCACACACACACGCAACTCACGGACAGGACGCGCGGAGTGCTGAGCTAGGGCCTACCTTGACTGTTGCCAGTCTAGCACACACCCAGTATGAGAATGGTTTGAAAGTGGTATGAACGCATAGCATCGCGCATAGCGCTAAGCAAAGCCTTGTCGCCAATCTGGATAACGCGCGGCTTTTCGGCGGGCGTCGCACGACGCAATTTTGCGGTTTTTTTCGCGGCGCGGCCGAAGGGTGTTTCAGTCACGCGCGCAACGGGGGTCCGGGGGTGCGACTCTTACGCCCCCACTCACTCGCATCTCTCTTCTCGACGCTGCACTCGCTATCTCACACGCAAACGCGCTGAGTACGCGATGAGTGACACTTGCGTTTGCACACACGCACACGCACAAAGCGCTAGTAGTAACGCTAGTGGTACTTCACTGAGTAACTAACTGACTAACTAACCCACGAGAGAAAACTGACTACACAACTGACTACACGACTGACTTCACAACTACGAGGACACAGGCCTTCGCTTTTGTGGGACGCATTGGCTCTAAGCAAAACGCTAAGGGAACACATGAGGCAGGAATGGGACTTATATCGCGCATAGCGCCCTCCTGGGCGCGCGTCTCTCTGCGCGACGCACTGCTCGACACGCTGCACGACGCCCTGTACGACGCGCTGCACAACCGCTCGCTCAGAAGCCGCTCGCATACAGCTCCCAGGGCTCGACGACGCCCTGCTCAGAAGCCGCTCGCATACAGCTCCCATAGCTGCACGACGCCCCGAACGACTCCCTGCACAACCGCTCGCTCAGAAGCCGCTCGCATACCGCTCCCATACGGCTCCCTAGCTCTCACCGAAGCGCGCGACCGGCTGCACGACGCGCTGCTCGACGAGCTGCTCGCTAGCCCTCGCCGATGCGCGCGACTGGCTGCGCGACGCGCTGCACGACCGGCTGCTCGACGGGCCGCTCGCTAGCTCTCACCGGCTCGCGCGACGCCGCCGGCGTCGCTCACGGCGACGCGTAACACAAAGGCGCGTACGCCCGTCGCCCTGCATCGCTGAGTCCAACAGCAAAGGAGAAGTCGACGGACGTACGCGCGTGCACGCGCAACCGAACGCGAGGCGCCACTGTCAAGGTAGGCGAGCGTCCGACTGTGCGACGCCCACGATAACACCCTGACGTCGCCCGCGACGACCTTATGATCGTCCTGCGCCCGCGTCACTCTTTGGCTCATGACTGACATCACGCACAGCATCCGCGATCGCGTTATCGACTTCAGACGCGTACCCAGCGAGGAGCTCCAGGACAACGACGCGAACTGGCGCGTGCACCCGTACGCGCAGACGGCGGCGATCGGCGAGCTGCTCGACGAGATCGGCATCGTGGGCGCCCTCACCGCCTACCACTCGGAGCGCAACGACGGCAAGCTCACCCTGATCGACGGGCACGAACGCAAGGGCCATCAGGCGGACTGGCCCGTGCTCATCCTCGACGTCGACGACGACGAAGCAGACCTGCTGCTCGCGACGCTCGACCCTCTCCGCGGCCTGGCGCAGACGGACGGCTCCCAGCTCTCGGCTTTGCTCGACAACATCCAGGCCGGCACACCGGGGCTCGTCGACCTGCTCCACTCGCTCGACCTCGAGGCACGCAACGCGGAGGACGACGTCGACGAAGGCGGCCGCTCCTCGAGCCGCGCACGCGACGGTCAGCTGCTGCCCGAGATGGAGCTCCAGCCCTACGAGCACTACGACTACGTCGTGCTCATCTGCCGGAACACCTACGACTGGATGGCGCTCCAGGACGTGCTCGGCATCGACCAGGTGCAGTTCACGACGCCCGCGGTGCGCTCGGGCAAGACGTCGAAGCGCATCGGCATGGGCCGCGTGATCGACGCGAAGCGCGTCATCGACAGACTGAAGCCGCCCGATGCTCCCTAAGAACATCGCGGTCGTGATCATGTCGCGCAAGCGGGCCGACTCGATCCTCAAGAACTCGCTGCCGCTTTTCCCGTACGCAACGGTCACCGTCGAAGAGAGCGAGCTCGACGACTACGCGCGCGTGATCCCGCGCAAGCAGCTGCTTCCGCACCCGCACTTCGACACGCTCGCCGAGCTGCGCAACTGGATCGACGACTCCCACGAGCAGGAGTTCGTCTACCAGGTGCACGACGATCTCTCGAAGCTGATGTGTCTCGTCGGCTGGCGGCCGCGCTCCTACAGCGACCCGTCGGTCGTCGCGCAGGTGCTCGAGCGGATCGCGATCTGCGCGCGCGACGCCGGCTGCTTCCTGTTCGGGCCCGGCAATCTCGTCTCGGCGCCGCAGTACCGCAAGATGCGCCCCTTCCGGCTGAACGGCTACGTGCGCAACGTGATCGGCTTCCGCAAGGGGCACGGGCTGCGCTGGGACCCGGCGACGCTCGGCCACCACGACGTCGACATCGGCTTGCAGGCGCTGCTCGCCCACCGGATCATCTGGCGCGACGAACGCTGGCAGTTCGTCGACGCCCGGCTCGCCTCGAACGCGGGCGGGCTCTCGGGCATCCGCACCGAGGACTGGCTCGCTCGCGGCCGGCGCGAGCTCTCGAAGAAGTGGGGCAGCCGCTACGTGCACTTCGCCGCCCGCCGTGACTGGCGGACGGCGGAGCAGGCGACCTCGACGACGGAGGCGACCGTGATCACCGTCAGCCGCCGCGACCGCTCCGTCGGGCCGGCAGACCAATGAACGCCGAGGACTTCCCGGCGCCCGCGAACAAGCTGCTGCTGCACGTCGGCCTGCACAAGACGGGGACGACGTCGATTCAGGCGTGGCTGCGCGACCACAGGCAGTTGCTCTACGACCACGGCTGGCATTTCCCGAACGGCTGGCTGCACCTGAACAACCACTTCGAGCTGCCGCTCGTGCAGATGCGTCTCGGCCGCAACTCGTTCTCGCGCCATCGCGGCGACGAGTGGCGTTCGGCCCGCTGGCGCGAGGACGTGCTCGCCCAGGTGATCGCCGACATCTGGGAGACTGACACGCTCGGGCTGCGCACGATCCTCTCCTGCGAGGAGTTCTCGCTCTACCGCTTCGACGAGGAAGCGCAGATGCTCAGGGCGACGGTCGGGGACGCGAAGATCGTGATCTTCATCCGCGATCGCGACGACTGGCAGCGCGACCTGCTCGCCGAGCTCGTGCGCGAGAAGCCGGGGCAGATGCTCTCACCGGGACGCTACGCCGACGCGTCGCCGATCGGGCTGTCCGACGACGTCGAGCAGTTCAACCATCTCGGACCGACCTCCTGGCAGCTCGACTACCCGGAGCGGATCGCGTTCTGGATGCGCCATTTCGACGACGTCGAGGTGATCGACTTCGACCAGTGCTGCGCCCAGGACGGGCCGGTCGCCGCGTTCGTGCGCGAGCTCGGGATCGTGCCGCCGGCCAACGTCGACGAGTACCACCTGAACAGCCGCGGCGACCGCAACGACGGGCGTGTGCCCGGAACGCGCTGGTGCGGCGGACGCTTCGGCGACGAGCTGGTGCCGACGCTCGCCTGGCAGACCGAGTTTCTGCGCCGGCGCGGCTTCCCGCTCGCGGCGCGCCCGATCCCGCAGGCGACGTCCTTATGACCAAGCGCCTCCAGTCCGGCGACCGGGTGATCACCCACGACGGCCCCGGCACCGTGCGCGCCCTGGACGAGCAGACGAGCTATGTGTTCGGCAAGCCGGTACGCGACGTCTGGCTACTCGTCGAGCTCGACGGCGACACGACAAGCCGCCGCCGCTACCTGCTCCAGAACGTCAAACCCGCCTGACTAGCACTCGCGCGGCCGGCCCATCTTGCCGCCGCTCGACTTGCCGCCGCTCGAGTCCTGCTTGCGCGCGGCGCGCTTGCGGGCAAGCACCTTGCCGTGGTGCTTCAGCTCCGACTTCTTGACCGCCGCACGGTGCTTCTCGGGATTCTTGGCGACGTACTTCTTCTCGGCCGCCCGGTGAGACGCGGCGGCCTTGTGCTTCGCCGGCGTGCACTTCGCCATCAGGCCCGTCTCCCTTGGATTCGCACGGAATGACCATAGGGGATCATCGGGGCGCGGGGTGTGCGGCCTGAGCCCGTATGAGCAGGCCCTTGGCTGCGAGCTCGGCGTCGGCGGCGGCGACCCGGTCGTCGGCAGACTCGCGCGCGAGCCACTGCGCTAGCAGCGCTAGGCCTTGCCCGAGCTCGACCGAGGGCCTGAACCCGAGCGCCGCCGTCGCTGCGCTGGTGTCCGCGTAGCAGTGGCGTATGTCTCCCGCGCGCGAGCTGCCGGCGAACTTCGGCTCGATCTCGAGCCCGAGCGTCTCGGCGAGCAGCTCGGCGATCTCGGCCACGGTCGTCCATTTGCCGGAGCCGACGTTGAGCGCCATCCCGTCGGCGCCGCCCTCGAGCGCGAGCCGGATCGCCCGTGTGACGTCGGAGACGTGGATGAAGTCTCGGCGCTGCTGGCCGTCTTCGTAGATCAGCGGCGGGCGCTTGTTCAGCAGGCGCGAGGCGAAGATCGCGATCACGCCGGTGTACGGGTTCGAGAGCGACTGGCGCGTCCCGTAGACGTTGAAGAAGCGCAGCGCGGTGACCGGCAGCTTGTACGCCTCGCCGAACTGGAGGCAGTGCAGCTCCTGCACGTACTTGGAGAGCGCGTAGAACGAGCCGGGCTCGGCGCGCTTCCACTCCGGGGTGGGGAGCGGGCGCAGCTCGCAGCCGAACTCGTCGAACGGCTCGAACTGGCCGCGGGCGCGCTTGACGCCCTGCTCGATCCGGTTGCCGGAGCGGTCCTCGTACAGGCCTTCGCCGTAGACCGACATCGACGAGGCGACGACGAGCTTCTTGACGTCGTGGTGCATCAGCGCCTCGAGCAGCACCGACGTGCCGACGCAGTTGGCGTGCATGTAGTCGAGGAACTCGTACATCGACTGGCCGACGCCGACGCGCGCGGCGAGGTGGACGACGAGGTCGACGTTGTGCAGCGCGGTGCGCACGGCGTACGGGTCGCTCATGTCGGCGCGGCGCAGGTCGACGTCGGTGGACAGGTAGGCGGGCCTGACGCCCTTGCGGTGCACCTGCCCGACGAGCGAGTCGAGCGCGGTCACCTCGTAGCCGTGCAGGAGCAGTTCGTCGCAGAGGTGGGAGCCGATGAAGCCGGCGCCGCCGGTCACGAGCGCGTGCATCGCTCAACAGTGACGACGGCTCCGGACGCGACGACGGGCGCCCCGGTGGAGACGCCCGTCGACTCTGCAGCTGGGCTTTCGAACTCTAGTCGTCGTCGTTGTCGCCGTCGTCCGGCGTCGGCGCCGGCGGTACGGGCTGTGCCGGCGGCTGCGGCTCGGTCGTCGGATCGCTCATGTGTCCCTCCTGCGTCGTTTGGCGCGACGATTGTCGCACCTCTCCCGCTCGTACTCCTCCGCGGTCAGCTTCGGCTGGCCGTTGAGGATCCACATGTACCAGGGCTCGCGGCGGCGGAACGCCCCGTCGAGCTCGTGCAGGAGCGCGCTCAGGGTGCGGCTGCGCTCGGTCGCCTGGTGGTCGTGCCACTCGCCGGGCAGCATCGAGATCTGCTTGCCGCTACGCATCCCGGAGTCGCTTCCGCAGCTCTTGCAGATGAACGAGCGCGTCCGGGTCTCGGGGCGGGTCTGGCTCACGCGGCGGCTCTTCCCTCTTCGTGCGCTCTAACTCGCACTGCACGACGAGATCGGGCAGGTGTCGTGCGGTGAGGCGCGCCCCCTTGGATAGCTCGGCGACGTAGCGCCTGATGCCGCGCTCGATCGCTTCTGGCTCATGGCCGCTCTTGAGCAGCCCCTGGACCTGACGGGCGATCTGTCCGACCATGCGCGCGTCGCGCTTCGCGCCCTTGCTCTGGACGAGATCGACGTAGACGGCGACGAGATCATGCGCGTTCGCTTCGCGGCCGTCGGGGTGCGTTTCGTGCTGCGTCAGCGGCAGCTGCAACACATTTTGCGCCGAAGGTCCTAATGACGGTTCCTCTGACGGTTCCTTCTTACGGTTCTGGGTCGCCTGTGGCGACCCTCCCCCGTCGCCTGTGGCGACCCTCGGGGGTCGCCTGTGGCGACCCTCCCCCTGATCATACGGGAGGGTCGCCTGTGGCGACCCTCCCCCGTACAGGTGGTACAGATTCGACTGCTGGCGACCCGTCTCGTCGTGGCGGTGCCGCCGCGTCAACAGCCCGTTCTCCTCCAGCAGATTGACCGCCCGGATCACCGAGGCGCGGTGCAGCCCGGTCTGCTCGGCGATCCGGTCGAGGCTCGGCCAGCAGATGCCCTCGTCGTTCGCGTTGTCGGCCAGCTTGACCAGGACGATCCGGCAGTGCGTCTCACCGACACGGTCCGACGTCGGCACCTCCACTTCCCAGGCCCAGCTCATCCACTTGACGCTCATCGCCGTCTCTGATCCCAGCAGTCGAGGCAGGTCCAGCGTGAGCGGCCGCGCCTGCGCACGATCAGATGCCCGCCGGAGTCCTGCATCCGCCCGCAGCGCTCACAGCGGCCGAAGCGGAAGTCGTCACCCCAGCGCCGCCAGGCAGCCTTCGCCTCTGACTCGAACAGCCTCATGGCTCACGCCTGAGCATCAGCCCGTGCGCCTTGGCCGCGTCCTCGATCGCGCGCACGACGACCGGCGCGGTCGTGTCGACGACGACCGACACCTCCAGCCCGGTCCACGGCCTGCCGCGCTCCGGCCTGATCTCGGACAGCACCCAGCGCGTCACCGGCGGCCAGATCGCAATCGGGCCGTCTTGCAGATCTTCCATCACTCACCTCATTTCGTTGGCACCCACCCGTAGTGCGGGTCGACGGACGGCAAGTCCTTGTGACCGGGGCAGGTGAGCGGTTTCTTCGGGCTGTGCGTGCGCCCGCCGCAGTAGACGCAGCACCTCATTCGCCCAGCCACGGGCAATGCTGACCCGCGCGCGAGCGCATCAGGTTGTCCATCTCGCGCGCCGACTCGACGTTCTGGTTGCGCAGGACGGCGAACCAGGCGAGCCGCAACGCCACCTCTTCGAGCGAGTGGCCGTGCACGTCGCAGACGATCCGCGACTCCTTCGACGACTCGTTCTCCAGACAGATCGTGCCGTGGAAGACGCTCATTCGATCGCCTCGGCCGCAAGCACGAGGATCGCCGCCACGATCGCCTGCGCGTTGTTCGCGCCGACGACCTCCTCGATCGCCTCTTCGTCGTCGAGCATGTCCATCATCTGCCCCCAGCGGTGCAGGACGTGCTCGAGGTCGGCGGGCAACCGCACACCCTCTGCTGCCATTTCTCACCTCCGTTGTCGTTCCCCGGACACCCCGGTCCGAGGCGGAAGGCATGTTCTACGCCTTCCGCCTCGCACCTGTCAACTCAGAACGGAATGTCTTCGTCGCCCGGCGGCGGCGGCTCGTTCGGCCGGCGCTCGTCGAGCTCCGCGTCGTCGTTGTAGCGCCTGGCGACGGCGTCCCAGTCGGGCGAGCCGGACGGGGGACGGTCAACGATCACCGCGTAGTTGTCGTAGGCGTTGCCGCCGCCCTCCGGCCGGACGCTGCCGAGGTAGCGGACGAGCACACGCTCGCCGAGCGCGATCCGCTGCCGCTCGAAGTTGAGCCGCAGCACCTTGTGCAGAAGCCAGAGCGACCAGGTGGTCGAGGTGGCGTCACGGATCGTCGCGACCGGCGCCGGCCCGAACTTCGTCGGGGCCGCCGGGTTGAACGCGACGAAGACGCCGAACAGCTCGTCGCCCGGCTCCTCCGGCATCCAGGCGGCCGGAGTGCCCCGGTCCGCCTCGGCCGCGAGGCGTGCGCGCACTTCGTCCCAGAAGGCGACGTCGTTCTCGTTGGGTGGATCCACTGTGCTTGTCATACGCCTCAGCGAAGCAGCCCCGTCAGACGACACGGCCCGACTGGGAGGTGAGTACCAGCCGGGCCGTGTACGTGCACAGCAATCCAACCGAGCAGATGGAGCCCCGGCCGACGCCGGTTGAAGCATGCCTCGCGCCCGGAGTGTGTGCAACAGGCACGAGGCGGCCTCCACCTTAGAGGATCATCCGGTCACCGGGTTGTCCGCGTGATCCCGTATGGGATTCGCACGGAATTCAGCTAAGGGTCAGCGCAGGAAGCGGACGATCAGCAAGGCACCGGCGAGCGCGATCGCCAGGTACTCCCAGCGGGCGAGGCTCAACTCGCCCGTCGCTCCTGCCGCCGCGCCCAGGCGATCTGCCGGTGCCGGCGCTTGTGCTCCTTCATCGACGGTACGAGCTCGAGATGGTCGACGTTCACGCACGCCTTCACGCAGCAGGCGTGATGGACCTGCCAGCCCTTCGGGATCGGGCCGTGCGCCCGCTCCCAGGCGTAGCGGTGCGCCCACAGGTACCTGCCGCCGACGCCCGACGGCACGCGCGCATAGCCGTTCGACGCGATCCGCGAGCCGATGATGCAGGGCGTGTCGATCACGTGCGCGTCGCGACCCACCTCTGGTCGTCCCACCAGCGGTCCGGGATCGTCTCCGGCACATCAGGACGCTTGCCGGTCTTGCCGCCCTCGTACCAGTCGACCCACTCCCGCTCGTCCTTCGTCATCCCGTAGCGGTTCAGCAGCTTCAGCTGCGACTCGTTCGCGTCCCAGGCCCACTGCGGGATCTCCTTCGGCGCCGAGGCGGGACGCTTGTCCGGGTCACGGTTCGTCGTCAGGTACCAGTTCGACCACTGCCAGTACCAGTCGGGGTAGCCCATCTCGTCCTCTCCTTCGTCGCCGCCCGCGTAGGCGCGGGCTTTCGTGAGCACGGAGTCCATCGGGAAGCCGGAGCCGCAGTCCCAGTGCCCGCCGCCCCAGCTGCCGAGGTCGTTGTGCTGGCAGACGCCCCGGCCGGAACCCTGCGCCTGCTGCGCGTTCAGCCTCGTGATCGGGATGCCGGTCGCCGCCGACTCCTCGGCGATCCAGCGTGCGGTGTTGTCGAGCATCGCCGGATGCTTGTTCCACTCGGCGGCGCTCCACTTCGCGAACGCGCACAGCTCCGCCGAGATGCAGACCGGGTTCGCGTTCGCCTGCGTCCACGCCTTGTTCTGGCGTTTCACGTACTCGCCGATCACCCCGGCCTTGTCGTCGATCCCGACCTGGGAGCTGGCGGCGGCGGACGAGCTGGCGAAGAAGTTGCCGAGCGACTCGATCGTGGTTGCGCCCTCGGCGGTGTGCAGCACGATCAGGCGCACGGCCGCGCCGCCGCGCGAGCTGTAGTTCGGGGAAGGCATCCAGCGCCGGGCTAGCGCGCCCACGGCTCCGCCCTCTCCTTCTCCGGGTCAGGCTTCAGGCTGGCGACGAGGTCGTCGTAGTCGCCCTTCTCGAGCACCTTCAGCGCGAGCAGCAGCACCGCGTGACGCAGCCGCTCCAGCTGCTCGTCGGCCGTCTCGGCTCCTCCGGGCAGACTCATTTTTGCTCCTCTCCACTCATGAGGGGACCACGATCTCCGGGACGACGACGCGCCCGTTCTCGCCGTTCGCGCGGACGATCTCCGCCTGCACAGCCGCCCAGAACTCCGGCAGCTGGTTCTCGTCGTAAAGCGCCGTCGGCTCGCCGACCCGTTCGCCGACGATCACGCCGTCCGCGTCCCGCTCGAGCAGCACCGGCTGCACCAGCACCTTCAGCAGCTCAAGCATTGGACTTCGACGACTTGCGGCGGGCGGGTGGCTCCGCCGGCAGTTCCGCCTGAGGCTCGGGCGGCGGCGGGGCGTGCCCGGCGCTGATCGAGACGCCGATCGAGTCTTTCGACGGGTCGCCGCCGAGCGAACTCAGCAGCTCGGCCGGGGTCGCCGTCGGGGCCGACTCGCCCTCGGCGAGGTTGATCTGGACGTTGATGTTCATCGTGCCTCCTTTTTCAGGACAGCCGGAGCGGGGTGACCCCGATGTAGCGTTGCGTGATCTGCCCGTTCGCAAGGTTCTGCTGGTAGACAAGGCGGATCGTGATACCGGCCGTCAGCGTGGCCCCGTACTTCGCCGAGACGGTCGCGGGCTGGTTGGCCGCGGGTATGTAGACGATCGCCGGCGACGTGATCGGCGTGTTGCTAACGCTCGCGTTGCAGACCGCCGCTTGCATCGTGCTCGCACCGCCGGCACCCGAGAAGAAGGTCGCGCCATACTCGAGCATGTAGTCGCCCGTTCGCGGGACGACGAAATCCGTCAGCGTCGGCGGCGGCGCCCACTGGTTCACGAACGGGAGCGTCTCGCCGCCCGTGAACGTGACGGCGACGTACCCCGTCCCGCCGATGTACTCCCACTTGGACGCGAGCGACGAGGACGCGTTGTAACGGAACCTCCACGCCCAGGCCGCGCCGGTCGTCCCGTTGACGAGCGTGAACTCCTGTCCGTCGACCGGCGAGGCTGGGAACGACGTCCCGTAGGAGCTCGTGGCAAGCGAGGCCCCGGAGATCCTGCCGTTCGCGGCGACCGCGCCGGTGACCGCGAGGTCCCCGGTGGCGCTGAGCGACATCGTCTGCACGAGCGTCTGGTTGTCGGCGTTCGCGCTGGCGACCGTGCCGAAGGCAAAGCCGCCCGAGACGGCCTTGATGATCGCTGCTTGGATTCCGCGTGTGCGGAATGTGTTGTTGGTCGTTCCGGCCTCGGCGTGTAACGCGATCCAACTTCCACCCGAACCAGAGTCGGAACCGAGGACGGAGCGGTAACCGGCCGGGTTCGAGTGGCCCCACTCGATACCGTTCCCAGGCTTGACCGCCCCGAGCAACGCGTCCGAGACGGGTGCGTAGTACGAGACTCCGGCGAGCGCGAGTTGCCCGGCCGCCGCTCGGCGAAGCGTCACGTCGTACGCCGACGACGCATCGTTGATGAAACCGATAGCCCTGCTTGCAGCGGCTCCGTTGTGCCCAACGATGACCTCGTTGATCGTTCCCGCGTTCGCCTTGAACCACGATCCCGCGAGCAGTTGTCCATCGGTTTTCAGTGCGCCTGCCGCCGAGCGGTAGAGGTTCGTGTCCGCCCCGAACCTCTGCGTCGTCGCAGCCGCGAGCACGAACAGAGGCCCGTTCACCGTGAACGTGTCATCCGTTGTGAGCGTGTCAACGGCCGAGCGGTAGAGGTTCGTGTCGGGAGCAGTCGTGCCGCCCGGCCCCCAGGCGAGAACGCCGTTCGTATCCGAGCGCCAGCGCGGCTGCGTCTCCGCTCCCCAGATCGTCTGTATCGCGTTCCCACCGGCGCCTGTCGGGTTGAAGACGATGCCGTTCCCGGCGCCTCCGCTTGCAAGCCAGAGCGCCCCGTCACTGGCGAGGTTCCCGGGCGACTTGCGGTAGAGGTTCGTGTCGGTGGGGTTCGCGCCGCCTGCGCCCCAGTCGTGCCGACCGTTGCCGAGGATGCGAAAGGCGGGCTGCGCGTCGGCGGCGAGCAGCAGGTTCGCGATCACGCGGGTTGCGGCGGCGGCGACGGTGTTCGCGGGCAGCAGCGCGACGTCGACGTCGTTCGCGAGCTTCTGCATGTCGGCCGGCACGTCGGCCGGGTCGGTCGCGGCCGGGTAGCGCAGGGCGTGGACGGTCGTGGTCGGCATTCGGTCCTCCTTAGCCGGGCTGGTTCAGCGCGAGCGCGTTGTAGTCCTTGTACGCCGTCTTGACGGCCGCGTACGTCGCGTAGGTGTTCTTGACGTTCTGGTAGTCCTGGCGGGTGACGGCCGAGTAGTAGAGCTTGATCGCGCCCGGCTTCTGCGCGAGCAGCGCGTTCAGGGTCGCGGTCGGGTTCGGCGTCTCGGACGTGTAGCTGTAGACGGTCAGCACGTAGGCGTCGTCGGGCGGCGTGTAGCCGTGCGCGGCGCCGTCGCGCTCGCGGAAGACGAGCCGCTGCGAGCCGGTCAGCGTCCCTTTCGCGGCGCCGATCATCGCCGCCGCGGTGCCGCGCTTGAAGCCGTCGGTCGAGGTGATCCGGGCGCGCTGGTCGGCCGGGCTCGAGCCGGGCAGCATGCGCACACCGGCGAACTGGCCGAGCCAGGGCAGCGCCTCGTCCGGGCAGCGGGCGAGGTCGAGCAGCAGCGACCAGCCGGGGCCGTCGGGGCTGTCGCGGACCCAGTCCTCGACCTGCTGGAACATCGTCCCGAGCGCGTTGACGTAGATCAGGAGCGCCCAGCCCTGGTCCTCGTCGGAGCCTGCGAGCGGGGCGAGCATCTCGTAGAGCCGGGCGGCGAACGTGTCCGGCGCGAGCTGCGCGGGCGGGTCCGCGTCGCCTGTCGGTACGGCGAGCAGCGGCCAGCTCATCCCGTCGTCGCCGTCCCCGTGATCGCGCCCGCCCTCGGCAGCGGCGCGACCCCTGCCATCGTGACGTCGACGTTCGAGAAGGTGCCGCCCGCGACGCGGGTCTGGCAGGTCTGGACGTAGTGGACGCCGTCGGTGCGGTTGATCTGCTCGAGCACCTCGAAGTAGCGGACGACCGTCTCGTTCAGCCAGGAGACGGTCGAGCCGGGATCGCCGTAGAGCGGCTTGCCCCAGCTCGCGGGCGACAGCCACGCCTGCAGCTGCGCGACGACGGCCGCCGCGACCGCGGTCGGGTCGTAGCCCGGATAGGACTTGACGGTGAACTGGACGTCGATCGTCGTGTAGGTCGGGTCGATCACGAAGACGAGGAAGTTGACCTCGCGCTGCGCTTGCAGCGTCGCCAGCACGTCCGCCTTCACCTGCGCGGAGACCGGGTTGCCGGCGGCGTCGACGAGCGCGACCGTGACGCAGCGCGGCACGTTCGTCGCCTGCGTCGTGGCGTTGTAGAGGTCGATCGCGGTCGCGCGGTCGACGGACGGGTTCGCCTGCGCCATCAGCGCGAAGTCGCGCGGCAGGATCGGCCTCGGCGTCAGCAGCGTGAACGTGTCGGAGAGCCGGTCGAGGTAGGCCTCGTCGCTTTCGGCGTCGACGCCGCCGGAGCTCGAGCCGACGAGCGTGACCGACTGGACGAAGTCGAGCTGGTCGAGCAGCTGCACGCTGCCGGTCAGCCCGGAGGCGGCGACACCGGTTTCGAGCGCGCGCACGTCGACCGTCGTCTGCGTCTGGCCGGCCGGGACGACGAAGTCGGCGATCACCTCGAACGCGTAGCTGTCGTACGAGGCTGTCGGCGTGATCGCGAGCAGCGTGCCGGCGTCGACCTGGTAGCCGGCGCTGTCGAGCATCGTCCAGGTTGTCGTCGCCTCCGCCGCGACGGCGGCGTAGGGCGGGATGCCGAGCACGGTGTCGCCGTAGTAGGCGAAGATCGACTCCGGCACGAGCGCGGTCAGGACACGCAGCTCCGACGCGATCTGCGCGAGCGCCTCGACCAGCCACGCCTCGAGGTTCCCCGGCGACGGTAGCCAGCCGGGCACCTGCGCCTCCAGGTAGGCGAACGACTCCTCGGCCAGGTCGAGCGGCTCGGTCTCGATCGGCACGTCGATGTAGCCCATTACTCCTCCGTTCTGACGCGGACGAACGTCTCCACGTACTGCATCAGCTGGTCCAGCTTGTCGGCCTGCTCGCTCAGCGTCAGCCCGGCCCGCGGCTCCCACTGCTCGACGTAGGCGCGGATCTCGTCCAGGTCGGGCGCGGGCGAGCTGAACGTCTGGTCGGGCATCCCGAACTCCGGCAGCTCGACGCGGAAGCCGAGCGGACAGAGCATGACGGCGAGCGCGCAGTCGGCGATCTCGTCGATCGAGTCCTGCTCGGTGACGGCCGCCTGTGGCGTCGCGAACCGGAACGGCAGGCTGAAGTGCGGCACGTCGGTCATCCGGCCGTCACCTGCGCGTAGGTCGGGCTGAGCGGCATCACGCGCCCGAAGGCTGTTGCCGGCCAGGCGCCCGCCGCCTTCGGCCCCCACATCCGCCCCGACGCGGTGTCGAGGTAGATCGCGCCGTCGACGCCGACGGCGGCGGTCGGGGCGCCGCTGCCCGCGACGAACGTCGACGCGCCCGACGGCCCCTGGATGCCCTGCGGGCCTTGCGGGCCCTGCGGCCCAGTCGCGCCCTGCGGCCCCTGGGCGCCCTGCGCGCCTGTCGCGCCGACGTCGCCCTTCTGGGCGAGCAGCTCCCAGTTCGCCGCGTCGGTGTCCGGCGCGCCCGCGCTCGTGCCCGCGACCTTGCGCCGCCAGCTCGAGCCGGCGTAGGTCACCGCGTCGTTGACCGCGTAGGCGGTCGCGGCCGCCCAGACGCCCTTCCAGACGAGCCCGGCGGCGCCGGTCGCGCCCTGCGGCCCCTGCGACCCTGTCGCGCCGGTCGGGCCCTGCGACCCTGTCGCGCCCGTCGGGCCTTGCGGCCCCTGCGCGCCCGTCGCGCCCGGGTCGCCCTTCGGTCCCTGCGCGCCCGTCGCGCCAGTCGCGCCTTGCGGCCCCTGCGCGCCGGTGTCACCCTTCGGCCCCTGCGCTCCCGTCGCGCCCGTCGCGCCCGGGTCGCCCTTCGGTCCCTGCGGCCCTGCCGGTCCGGTCGGGCCGGCAGGCCCCGGCGGGCCCTGCGGCCCAGGGTCGCCGCTCGAGCCGACCGGGGCGAGCGCCATCACCCAGGGCTGCTCGTGCTCGTCGAAGAGCACCAGGCACTCGTCGCCGCGGGTCGGCAGCGCGTCCGAGGGCGACCACGGGCACGGCCCCCACTGGACGCGGTTGCCGTCGAACGACGGCACGGTCACGAACAGGTCGTCGCCCGGAACGAGCACCGTGTTCGAGACCTGGCCGCGGACGACGGCGCGAGCCTCCGGGGTGCGCGCGAGCAGATCGGTGAGCTCCGTCATGTTCCCGGCCAGTGACGCACGGTGAAGCCTTCCTTCGGGTGCATGCGCGGGTTGAAGCCGGCGCCGCCCCAGCCCTTGCCCCAGTCGCCGGTGCCGAAGTGCTGCTCCTGCCCGTCGACCTTGAACGTCATCCAGGCGTGGCCGGTCGTCGAGCCCGGCCGGGCGTAGACGGTGATGAACTCGCCGGCGCCGGCTTCGCCCCAGTTCATCAGCCGGTTCGAGTCCATCGCCGGGCCGCCGACGCGCAGGCCCATCCCGGCGGCGGCGAGCACGGCGCTGACCGAGCCGGAGCAGTCGTAGCCGCCGCCGGACGGCGAGCCTGCCTTCGCGTGCCCGCCGCCGTACACGTACGGGTAGCGCTTCGCGTCGATCGCGCGCGCGGCGCGGTAGGCGCGGTCGACCTGCGAGCCTGCCGCCCCGATCGAGCGCGCGACCGACGTCGAGATCGCCGTCGAGGTTTCCGTCTCCGGCGCAGGCTCCGCGAGCGGCTTGGCGGGGCGGCGCAGGCTGATCGTCGTCTCGGCGTCGAACAGCGAGCGTGAGAGCGACGCGACGAGCCAGCGTCCGTCGGCGGGGCCGCAGTTGCGCAGCTGCACGACCGCGCCGGGCGCGGCCGCCCAGCGGCGGGCGCGGGCGGTCAGGCTGACCTCGTCGACCGGCTTGCCGGTGTCGAGGTCGAAGTCGATCGCGGTCACGCCGGGCGAGCCCTCGTCGAGGATCATCCTGGGGCGCGCCTTCAGCAGCTCCGTCTCGGAGATGAAGAAGCAGGCGCCGGCGGCCATGAAGCAGCGCCACTTCACTTCCTCGGCGAGACGCTGCAGACATGTCCAGGAGTCCTCGGGCGCACCGTCGGTGCCGCCGCGCCGGAACTGGTACGGCAGCTTGCGCACAACCTGGGTGCTCGTGACGCCGCCGCCCTCGTAGGCGTCGACGATCTTCTTCGCCTCCGCCTCCCACTTGTCGTAGGCGTTCGGCACGCCGGAGCCCTGGGTGCCCTGCGCGACGCGCCCCGCCGAGACCTCCGGGTGGCGGGCGGCGATCGCGATCGCGCCGCCGCCGCCCATCTCGTCGTGGTAGAAGCCGCGCGTCAGGAACGCATTCACGCACTCGGCGACGTTCGTGTTCGAGATGCCCATCCCCTTCGCGGTCGAGTCGCGCACCTGCAGGATCCCGCGCGAGTCGCGGTCGCCGCCGGACAGGTTCGCGAACAGCGACTCGACGATGCAGGCCTCGACGAGCGCCAGAGTCGCTTTCTCGCCGGCGTCGAGCGAGTCGGCGACGTCGAGCGTCCGCTGCATCAGCCGGATCTGCGACTGCGTCGCACGCTTGCCCTTGACCGTCAGCTCGGCGTCGCGGGCGATCCCGCGCTCGTGCGTGACGGAGCGGGCGGCGGGCGTCCTTGCCTGGGCGTCGTTCATGATCGGCTGGCGCACGTGCAGCTCCGGGCAGACGAACGGGATCTGCGGGGTGCGCACCTCGCGCACCAGCGAGAGCGCGAACTCGGCCCGGGTCATCGAGGCGCGCGACGCCTTCTTCGGCAGCGTGCGCTCGCGCAGAAGCGCCACCTCGCGGTCCTCGAAGGTGAGCGCCAGGTCGTCGCCCTGCTTGGCGATCTTGACCAGCCGGAAGAAGAGACGGTCGAGCCGCACCTGGATCGCGTACTCGAACATCCCCGACAGGAGCAGCGCCCGCTCCGGGTCGTGCACCGTCAAGGTCAGCGTCGAGGCGCCCTCGATCGTGCGCTCGAGCGAGCCGTCGATCAGCGACTGCCCGACCTGCGTGTCGAAGCCCTTGATCTTGCGGTTGACGACGTCGAGGACGAGCTGGCGGACGCCGAGGTCGATCTCATGCGCGAGCGCGCTCACTTCGCCTCCAGGCAGACGAACAGCCGCACCTGGCCGCCGGGATGGTTGAGCACGAGCTCGCCGGGCTCGAAGCCCTGCGGGCAGGCGAGGCCGCCGGCGGGGCCGGTCGGCCCGACCGGGCCGGGAGGCCCGATCGGTCCGCGTTCGCCGACCGGCCCTTGCGCGCCGGTCGGGCCGGGATCACCGACCGGGCCGGGCGGCCCCGGCAGGCCCCGAGGCCCGGTCGGTCCCTGGGTGATCGAGACGGTCGTCGTCGTCACCGCACCGGACGGCCCGGCGCTGAAGGCGGTCGCGACGAGCACCCCGCAGAGCGCGGCCAGGCAGAGCACGGCGCCGAAGCCGAGGTAGGTCCTCACTGGCGGTGCTCACCCATCTCGAAGCCCTCCTTGAGCATCCTGATCCGCTCCTCGCACTCGCGCTCCCAGCGTTTGCGGGCGCTCTTGAGCACGAGCCAGGCGCCGAGCACGGAGCCTGCGCCGGAGAGGAACGCGCCGGCCGCTGCGATCTGGTCTGTCGTCACTCACTTCTCCGCCTCTCGTCGCCGTCCCGCTCGACGAAGACGCCGATCCGGTAGCGGGTCGGCTGCGGCGGGCCGCGCCGGGTGACGGCACGGACGAGCGCGATCAGCGCCAGCAGCAGGAAGAAGCCGGCGACGATCGCGGTGATCACGGTCGCGTCCGAGTAGGCGATCACGGCATCCTCAGCACCTGGCCGGGCGCGATCGCGCGCGGGTCGCGCAGCCCGTTCAGCTGGGCGATCTCGACCCAGCGGTCGGCGTCGCCGAGCTCGCGCGCCGCGATTGTCAACAGGTCTTCCCCAGCTGTGGACATTTCGGCGGCGGCGCGGCTGGGCGCGCCCGGCTTGTGCGGCTTGCGCTTCGCGATCACCCGCTTCGCCTTCGCGCCATGCTGGGTTTTCGAGGCGGCGTGCTTGGAGCGGCGCCGGTTCGCGGCCGAGCGCTCCTGCATATTCACGTCCTCGATGTACTCGGTCAGCGCCAAGGTCACCTGCTGGCGCACCCGTTCGCCCTTCTGGTTCATCAGCGCGTCGCCCCAGGCGAGGTCCTGCAGCACCCATTTCCGTCCCTGGCCGGGGAGCGCCGCCCCGCGCGCCTTGACGCGCAGCAGCGGCGGCTCGCCGTTCGCACCGACGGGGCGGCCCATCTGCATCAGGATCCCGAGCTGCTTCTCGACCGAACGCTCGGCGGCGAAGCCGTCGAAGAGCAGCGGCAGGGTCAGGTGCAGGGCGGGCAGGCTCTTCCAGGTCGTGATCGGTGTGCGCCGCGGACGCTCGATCTCCTCCCAGCCGCCGAAGCCCTGCTCGAGCGTCGGCCGCTCGTCGCTCATCAGCGCCCTCACCTTCAACGCCGGGTCGACCGCGGAGATCTCGACGATCCCGAGCGGAAGCAGCTTCGCCATCAGCGGCGCGCCACCTGGTCGGCGGTGTAGCGCCCGACCGCTTTCGCGAGCACCTTGCGGTCGAGCGTCACGTAGGTCGAGATCTCGGCGCTCCCGAACGCGTGCGCGGCGATCGGGGCGGCGGGCAGCGGCTCGACGACCGCGCCGCGCGGCAGCCAGAGCGACTCCGGGCCGCGCTCGCCGACGGTCACCCCGCCGGCGCCGGTGACGGTGCCGCCCGCCGCGAGCTCGGGCAGCTTCGGGACGCCGACGGTCGCGCCGCCGAACTTGTGCCCGGCGACCTTGAAGCCGGGGATGTGGAACTGGAGCGAGTTCCAGCCGCGGATCAGGAAGTTGAGCGCGCCGCGCACCGCGTCCTTGATCGCCCCGAACGCGGCGACGAACGCGTCGCGGACCGCGAACACGCCTTTCTTGACGGTGTCGAAGTGCTTGACGATCAGCAGCGTCGCGACACCGATCGGGCCGGCCAGGAACGCGACGATCAGCGGCCAGTTGCCCTTGATCCACTGCCAGACCGCCTGCACCGCGTTGTGGAACCAGCCGATCTTCTTGTAGGCGATCACGAAGATCGCGATCACGGCGATCACGGCGGCGATGATCAGCAGCACCGGGAAGCCCCAGAGCGACGCGTTCAGGAGCCACTGCATCGCCGACCAGATCTTCGCGGCGGCGGCGGCGAGCCGCATCCACTCGGCGAGCGCGGTGATCACCTTCATCGCTTTCATCGCCGCGTTCAGCACCCAGATCGCACCGGCGAGGGCGCCGATCACGCCGATCACGATCGCCGTCTGCTTCGGGTACTTCGTCAGCCAGCTCATGAAGCGGGTGAGCGGGCGCAGCACCGCCAGGATCGCCGGGGCGAGCGCCTGCCCGAACGTGATCTGCAGCGTCTGGGTGGCGTTCTTCATCTGCTCGAGCGCGCCGGCGGCGCCCTTCGCCTGCGCCGAGGCGAGCTTCTGCGTCTGCCCGGCCTTCCCGACCGCCGCCCGGTACTTGTCCCAGACCTTCGTGTTGCCCATCAGCATCGCCTGCGCCGCCCTGCCGCCCTGGACGCCGAACATCGCTTGCAGGTTCGCGATCTTCTCCTGGTCGGTGCGGCCCTTCATCGCCTTGGTCAGCAGCTCCGTCTGCTTGCGCATGCCGACGTAGCGGCCCTGCGCGTCGAAGAAGGCGGAGTTGCCTTCCTTCGTCATCAGGCCAAGGTCTTTCATCGCCTCCTTCGCCTGCTTGGTCGGCTTCGCCATCTTCAGCAGCATCATGTTCAGCGACGAGCCGGCCTTCGCCCCGGCGATGCCGCGGTCGTTCAGCAGGGCGATCGCCGTCGTCGTGTCGGTCACGTCGATCCCGAGCCCGTGCGCGGAGGTGGACACGTACGCCATCCCGTCCGCGATGTCCTGGATCCCGACCGTCGACTTGAGCGCGGCGGCGCCGAGCGTGTCGACGACCTTCTGCGACTGCCCGGCCTCCATCCCGAACGCCTTCAGCTCGCGCGCGACGATCGTCGCCGACGTGCCGTAGTCGGTGTTCGCGGCCTGCCCGAGCAGCAGCACCGAACGCGCCGCCTTCATCGAGCCGGCCGCGTTGAAGCCGCCCTTCGCGAGCTCGTTCATCGCGTCGGCCGCGTCGCGCGCGGAAACACCCGGCAGCTTCGCGTCGTTGCCGAGCTCGACCGCCCGCTTGCCCGCCTCCTTCATCTGCGGCCCGGTCGCGCTGGCCGTCGCGCCGAAGACGTTCATCGCCTGGTCGAAGTCGGCCGCCGCCTTGAAGGAGACGGCGCCGAGCCCGGCGATCCCGATCGCCAGGTACTTCGCGTGCCCGGCGACCTTGTCGAGCGCCGCGGCGCCCTTCTGGCGGCGCTTGTCGGCGGCCGCCGACTTCTTCGACGAGTCCTCGGCGGCGCTGCCGACGCCCTTGATCGCGTCGGAGGCCGCGTGCGCGTCGCCGACGAACTCGCGCGTCCCGCGCAGCTTCAGAAGGAAGGTGATCACGTCCGCCATCTAGCGTTTCAGCGCCTTTCCCAGCGTGTTCACGATCTCGGACGCAAGCTTGCGCTGCATCAGCTCGTGCAGCTCGAACGTGCGGCGGGCGAGCAGCATCAGCAGCAGCCGCTCCTGCGCGTCGGTCGTGCGCAGGTAGCGGATCGCGTCCAGGCCCGCGTAGGCGACGACCGCCGCCGAGGCCAGCTCGTTCCGCCCTAGGCTTCCCCCAGGAACTCCTCGTCCAGCTCGCCCTCCGCCGAGGCCGCCCACTGCACGTAGGCGCCGGCGGCGGCGCCGATCGCGATGTCAGGCGCGTTCGCGTTCTGGTACAGCCCCTTCACCACCTCGCGCGCCTTCGCCGTCCCGAGCTGGAACAGCTCGCCGCAGTGCTCGTCAAGCCGCACCGGCCCCCAGTCCGGGTCGGCCTGCTCGAGCTCCTCGCCGCGGCTGCGCCGGACGAGCACCTCCTTGCAGGCCGCGATCAGCGTGTCGCAGTTGACGTTCAGGTCGCGGTCCGGCGACTGCGACTGCTCGGCCCGCTCCCTGAGCCGCTGGATGACGCTGCCGCGCACCGGGCCGCAGCGCAGCACGACGCAGCCGTTCCAGCCTGCGACCTCGATGTCGTAGTGGCGCTCGCCGGCGAGCTCGCTGCGCCGCTTCAGCAGCTCGCCGACGAGCGAGCCGTCCGGCTTCGACTCGACGACGCCGAGCTGCGGCTCGATGATCTGCGTCTCCTGGTCGCTCGTGTCGATCCAGGGCTCGTCGACGCCCGGGGTGCTCATACGACCGTCCCGGAGACCGTCATCTCCAGCTCGAGCACGGCGGCGTCCGAGCTCTGCGCGTCGACCTCCGGCCCGTTCACCTGCTTCAGCCGGCCGCGATAGACGGCGGGCCGGCCGTAGGCGTTGCCGTCGGTGTCGAGCGGCTGCTTCGCGACCTCCATCGACGCCTTGCCCGCGCGCTGCGCGAGCCAGTGGTACTGCGAATGGATCGCCGCCAGGTCGTAGAGCACGCCGACCGTGACGTTGCCGACGCTCTGCGAGCCGCCGAGCGAGATCCGCGGCCCCATCGCGCCCAGGAAGTAGGTCGTCTCCTCCGAGTCGACCTCGCCGCCCGAGAACGCCTCGAACGTGCCCAGCTTCGTGCCGTCGACGGTGACGGTGATGTTCCACTGGTTCTGTCTCATCGCTCCTCCCTTCCTAGGCCGCGAGCAACGTCGTTGTCGTCTCGACCTTGACGATCTCGATCTTCACGTACTCCGAGAACGGCGACATCTTCACGCTCAGGACGGCGTGCAGCTCGCCGGCGGCGATCGTCGCGGGTGTGTTCACCTGCGGGCCGACGTTGACGCCGAACGCCTCGTCCGGCGTCGAGCCGTAGAGCGCGCCCCGCTCCCAGAACGGCAGCAGCATCGCCGACAGCGCCGCCCCGAACGCGGAGATCGTCAGCCAGCGGCCGTCCATCTGGTCGAACACGTACCGCTCGCCGATCGCTTTCGCCTGCGCCGCGATCGCCATGTAGAGACGCGAGTTCGAGAACATCAGCCACTCGCTGTCGGTGCCGGTCGGGGAGACGAGCGAGCGGTAGCCGTACATCTTCAGGTCGCCGTAGATGAAGCGGGCCATGTCGACGCCGGAGGCGTTCAGCGTGTCGTACTCCGAGCCCTTGAAGACCGCGCTCACGTCGGTCGCGTAGCCGGAGATGCCGTTGTCGCCGGCGACCGCGACGTTCGGGTTGAGGGCGGCGTCGGAGCGGGCGATCATGCCCGCCTGGATCGCCGACCACGGCACCTGCCGGACGGTGCCGCCGGCGATGCCGGGCACGACCCCGTACGGGGCGAGCAGCGCCCCGTAGCGGGCCTGCGGCGTCCCCGCCTGGGCCGTCGCGAGCGCCTGCAGACCGGCGACGGTCGGCACCTGCGGGCCGTCGAGCAGCCCGACCCGGTTGCGCTGCTCGCAGTGGGCGAGGATCACCGCGTGCATCGCCGAGGTGGAGGCGCCGGGCACGATCACCTGGCCGGGCCCGAGCTCGGCGCCGAAGACGTCGAGCGCGCTCGCGAGCGTCGTCGGGTCGAGCACCGCCAGCAGGCCGGCCTCGCTCTGGCCGCCGCCGAGGATCGCGTTCACCTCGTCGGACTTGGTCGGGTAGTCGGCCGGGTCGAGCCCGGCGGAGGCGGCGATCCCGTCCAGCTCCTCGCGGGTGAGCGCGTTCAGCTCGCTCTCGCTGTAGCGGGAGCCGTTCTGTGCCTGCGTCCGCGCCTGCGCCGCCGCCGCCTCGGTGTCGCCGGTGTCGACGACCGCCTGCAGCATCATCGACGGCGTCGTCGGCAGCGCCGACACGTACACCTGGCCGCCGCCCTCGCGGAAGTAGGCGTCGATCGCGTCGTACAGCGTCGCGCCGCCGGAGCGGGCGCCGTAGACGGCCTCGTACTGGCCGAGCGACGTGACGAGCGTGTACTTCGACGCCGGGCCCTTCTCTGTCGTGCCGACCGCGAAGCAGACGCTCGTGTCGGTCGGGACGGCGTGTGCGACCGGCTGGTCGCGTGAAACGACATCCACTCCAGGGCGCATGCGCGCCTCCTCTCAGTTGACCTTCTCGATCTCCGTCTCGACCGTCTGCACGGCCGGCCGGTCGTCCCACGGATCGGTGTCGGGGACGAGCGGAACGTCCGGTGTCGTCGGGCCCATGCGCGCGCTGGCGACGTTGTGCACCTCGACCTGGAAGACGGCGGTTCCGGCCGAGAGCGAGCGCCGGTCGTCGAACTCCAGCATCTCCTCGAGCGTGAAGCCCTGCCAGCGTGTGCCCTCCGCTTTCTCGTCGAGCGACTGGCGCTGCACGAACAGGTCGTAGAGCGCCGCCCCGTAGTCGGCCGCCATCTCGTGCGAGAGCGTCTGCGTGGACGCCGAGCAGATGCAGCCGATCCCCATCTGCCAGAGCGCGTCGTAGCTGCCGTCGCCGTGCATCCGCGGCGGCTCCGCGATCCCGAAGGAGACGCAGAGGATCGCGGGCAGCTGGTCCTCCGGCCACTTGTCGAACGACGGCACCGCGAACAGGCCGCGCGGACGCTGCCAGGTGCCGGCGGCAAGCCCGTGCTGGCGCTCGACCTCGGACAGGTAGGTGCCGAACCATTTGCCGATCAGGTCGAGGCACCACTGCTCGACGTCGGTCGCGGTGACGATCCGGCCGAAGATGCTCACTCGGCGTTCCTCCCGCCGACGTAGCGGGCGATCATCCGCTCGAGCTGCTCGCGCGCCTGGTCGTCGGTCGCGGTCAGGCGGCGGCGCGGCATCTTGCTCGTGCCGTACTGGTGGTAGGGCGCGTAGGGCACCGAGGTGCCGATCTCGAGCCGCTCCGAGTTGAGGTGGCGGATCGACATGTTCCCGCCCTGCAACGAGTCGTAGAGCAGCCCTTTGCGCACGAGCATCCGCGAGCCGAACCCTTGCCGCCGCTTGTCGGCGACGGTCACCGGGGAGAGCGCCGGCCAGCTGTTGCGGCCGCGCGAGCGGAACCAGACGCGCTGCTGGCGCTGCTGGATCTGCTCGGCCGCCTCGAAGATCGGCTGCGGGTGCCTTGCCCTTCTGCCCATCGCCGCCAGCTCGAAGACGGCGATCCGGATCCCGTTGCCCTGCTCGACGATCTCGTATCTCACGTCTGCTCCGGATGCCGGGAGCGTTCCTCGGCGAGCGCGGAGGCGAGCGAGTCGGCGACCGGCGGCGGCAGCGGCGCCGTCTCGGCGGCGGCGAAGTCGTAGCGGCCCGTCGTCGTCCAGCTTTTGACCGGGATCGACCCGTAATGCCAGAGGTCGGCGTCGCCGCCTCCGCCGCCGCCTCCGCCTTCCAGCTCGGCGAGCAGCGAGGCGAGCGAGTCGTCGTACAGACGCTTGTACTCCTGGTAGGCGGAACGGTCCGAGTTCACCTGCTCTGGGAAGTAGGAGAGCTCGACGAACATCGCCGTGCGCAGCGTGATCATCGACTCGACCGCCGCCGCCTGCTGCTCCGACAGATACGAGCCGGTCTGGGCAAGCAGGTCACCCTCCGCCATGATGATCAGGTCGGCGACCGCCATGTCGGTCGGACGGGTGTCGAGGGTGAACGTGCCGAGCTCGGCGCCGCGCGAGTCTTTCGTCCGCGCCCGCAGAAGACGGGCGACGTCCTGCACCGTCGGGCGCACGGTGACGGGCGGTGCCGTCATCGCGCACCCACCGGTGCCGGCGGGACGACCAGCTGCCTGCCCGTGAACGGCTCCGGGTCGGGGCCGTCCTCGTCGAGCGTGTCGAAGTTGCGCTGCCACCAGTCCTGAGGCCAGGACGGCGGCACCGTGCGCGGCGGGATCTCCAGGCCGATCCCTTGCTTCAACGGCAGCTGGTACGTCTTCGGCGGGTACTCGTCCGGAAGCTGGACGAACTGCATCACGTCACCGTCAGCTGCTGGGACGCGGTGTCGGTGCCGGCGGCACCGGTGACGGTCAGCGTGATCGTGTAGTCGCCCGCTGCCACGTACGAGTGCGTCATCGTCACGCCGCTGATCTCCGGGCCGGTGTCGCCGAAGTCCCACGTGTACTCCTGGACCGGCCCGGTCGAGCCGCCCGCGTCGACGGTCACGACCGCGCCGACGGTCGCCGGGTCCGGCGTGACCGTGAACGCGGCGGTCACGTCGGTGCCCGCCACCGACCGTGTCTGCTCGGAATGGACGCCGAGCGGCGGCACCGTCGGCGGCAGCGTCGTCTCGGCGTAGCCCGACCAAACGGCGTCGTGGGAGAGCGCGAGCGACGCCTCGTGCTCGGCGGCGATCTCAGGCTCTGTCTTCTGCTGCTGCGGGGCGGTCATGACGCCTCGGTCGGCTCTCCCCGCTCCTGCTCGACCTGGCGGCCGGGCGCCGGCCCGCTCTCGGGCCCCGGCAGCTGGTCGGTGACGTCGGTGTAGGTCGAATGCTCCGCGTCGTAGGAGAGCGTCTGGTTCGCGTCGAGCTGCTCGGCGATCTCCTGCTGCGTCTTGCGCTTCTCCTGGCGGCGCTCGCCGCTCTCGTCGCCGCCGCTCGAGCGCTTGCCGGAACGCTTCGCCGCGTTCGACTCGGTGCTGCTCATCTGAGCTCCTTCCTATAGAGGATCAGCCGACGCGGGAGGCGCCGCCTGAGCCTGTATCTGGATTCGCACGGAATGGGCTAGGTCGCGTCGACGATCTTCACGACCGAGCGGTTGAGGTCGTGCACGAAGAAGCCGAGCCGCGTCTCGTAGCGCACCGCGGTCAGGTCCTCCTGGAACAGCTTGCGGTCGGCCGTCCCGTCGTTGACGGTCGCCTCGGTCGAAGCCTTCAGGGTCACGTCCTTGCGGATGCGCACATGCAGGTTCGGCCGGTGCACGACGAAGCCGACGACCTTCGTCGCCGCCGGCGCCGCGCCCGCCGACGAGAGGTTCGTCGAGTAGAAGGCGGACATCCCGTACAGCGGGTCGCGCCCGCTGTCGTAGACGCGCTGGGTCGTGTCGTTCGAGGAGCGCGCGTCGCGCATCTTCTGCGCGAAGCCGAAGCCGAGCAGCGCGCCCATCTGCCCGACGTCGCCGTACCCGTTCGCCTCCAGGATCGCCATCGCGGCCGAGACGGCCAACTCGAGCCCGTCCCCCTTCGTCTGGTCGTACTCGACGACGCTGGTCGTGGAGCGCAGCATCGTGTCGAAGTTCGTCGTGATGTCGACGCCCTTGTCCTTGCCGATCGCGTTCGCGTCGATCACGTGGTTGATCGCCGTGCGCACACCGGAGTCGACGAGCACGTTCAGGTCGCCCGACTGGACGTCCTCGATCATCTCGTCGGTGAAGAGGACGATCGAGGCGACCTTCTTCACGTTCATCTCGGTCTGCGCGAACTCAGCGCCCGTGACCGGCTTCGGCGCACCCTCGCCGACGAACCCGGCGGTCGGCGCGCCGAGCCAGATCGTGAACTGCGTCTTGCGTGCCGAGGTCGCGCGCTTGTCGCCGGCGAGCGCGATCGCGCCGGCCTCCTCGAGCACCCCGTAGGTCAGCATGTCGCCCTGCTCCGGCGGCAACAGGTAGCCACCGGCCGCCAGCGACGCGCCGGAGATCGGGATCTGGTTCGCCATCTCTCAGCTCCTTGGCTGCAAGCTCAGCGTCCGAGCGCCTTCAGGACGAGCTTGTTGTGCTCGACCTCGGGCGTCTCACGCTGCGCGGGAGTGGTCCGCGCGCCGCCGTCGAACGAGCCGGCAGGCGCGGATTTGGACTGCTCCGCGAGCAGCTTCACCAGCTCGTCCGCCGAGGCTTCGATCTCCTCGCGCGTCGTGCCGCCCAGGAAGTTCGCCGCTTTCAGACCGAGGTTGTTCTTCGAGGCGATCTCGAAGCGGAGCAGGTTCAGCTCCGCTTCCTCCGCCCGCCGCTCAGCCGCCGTCAGCCGATCAGCGATTCTCTCGCTCTCGGTCTTGTCGCGGTCGCGCAGCTCCTGCAACTCGGTTTCCAGCTCGGCGCGCGTCTTGCGCTCCTCGGCTGCTTCCCTGCGAAGCCCTCTCACGTAGCTCTCGCTGTACTTCGGCTCCGGCTTCTTGCCGTCTGCCTCAGCCTCGCGATCGGGCTCCTGGCCCTCCTTCGCGACCTGCGCCTCCTGGACGCTCGGCTCGCTCTGCGATGGCTCTTCCATCGACTCTCCTTACGGTTGCCGCGGCCCGGCGTCCTGCGCCTGCGGCTGCGGCTTGTTGGCCTGGGCGAGCGCCTGCTGGCGCTCGAACTGCTGCTGCTGCTGGTCAAGCTTCGCCTGCTGCTCCGCGTCGGCGAGCGGCTTCATCATCTCGATCTGCTCCGGCGTGTACCCGAGCTCCAGCCAGAGGATGTCACGCGGCACGCCGAGCGCCTGCTTCTTCAAGGTCGCGTCGACGAGCACCGACAGCGACGTGTTCTCCGGGTCGGCCCAGACCGTCTCGCAGTCGGCGACCGACCCGTCCGGCCCGCCGGCGAGCGCGAGCGCGATCGCCTCCTCCCACGAGTCGGAGAACGCCTCGATCTTGCCGCGGCACTTCTGCACCAGCCCCGCCTCCGCCGTCTTCAGCGCGTCGCCGGACGCGTTCGTGATCTGCCCGAGCAGGTAGTGCGGCGGCGTGCGCGTCTGCGCGGCGAGATGCTGGATCAGCATGTCGATCGCCTTGACGAAGTTCTGCAGGTCGGTCGCCGCCATGTCGTAGACACGCGCGTCCTTCGAGTCGGTCGACCAGATACGCGACATCGCCGCCTCGATCTGCGGCTTGTTGATCGGCTTGCCCGTCTCCGGGTCGCGCGGCACCGTCACGCCAGTCATCACACGCTGGCGGAACGCGCCGTACTCGGACGCGACGATCATGTCGGTGCAGAGCTTGTTGACGGCGTTCTGCAGCGGGATCGCCGAGCTGAGGTCGGACGAGCCGCGCACCAGCAGGCCCGGCTTGTTCTCGAGCGGGATCATCGGCACGACACCGTAGGGGTTCGCCACCACCGCCGGCTCGTCGCGCCGGTCGATCCAGCTCACCTGCTGCCCGGACGACATCGGCGCCTCCGACTCGAAACGCAGCACCATGTCCGGCAGGTAGATCGTCGCGTACAGGTAGCCGTCGTCGCCCTCCCACTCCTTGAGCGCGGCCAGGCGGCGGCGCGGGTTCGCCGGGTCGCGCGCCACGATCACCTGCAGCGGATGCTCGACCGTGATCAGCGGGAAGTCCGACTCGGGCGCCGGGTCCACCAGCAGGAAGCACTCGCCGCACTTGCCCGCCTCGGTGTGCGCGATCTTCGATTGCAGGTCGAGCCCGTTCTGCTGCCAGAGGTCCCACGCCTCGTTCGAGACCTGCTCGCCGAAGCGGAAGCCCTGGATGCGCAGACGCTCGACGGCGGCGTCGACGACGATCTCGCACCAGTTGTCGGCGAAGGCGGCGAACAGGTTGCCGAACGCCTCCTGGAACTTCGTCGTCGCGAACTGCATCGGATGGTCGCCGCCGTAGTAGGCCTCGTACACCTGCAGCTGCTCGCGGCGCGCGGCGAGGCGCTCGCCGAGCAGCTTGTGCCAGTCGAGCGGGGTGCGCTCGGCGAGGCGCGGAACGTCCGCCTGCAACGAGCTCACCAGAACACCAGCCCGTCGCTCGACTCCTCAGGCTCCTGCATCGCGTCGCAGCGGGCCTCCCAGGCGAGCACGGTCGCGACGGCGCCGTCGATGTAGTCGGTCACCGAGCGCCCCTTCGCGAGCGTGTAGCCGCCGCGCGCCTCGCGCAGCTGGCAGTTCAGGACATGCCGGGTGAGGCGCTCGTCGGCGTGGTGCAGCACCTTGTCGCCGACCAGGTCGGTGCGGAAGCGCTCGACCGCCGCCATGAAGCGGGAGCGGCTCGTCCAGTAGCGCATCACCGGCTCCTCGCCGAACTCGCGCGCCCAGCCGTCGATCTCCGACTGCCAGAGCGGCGGGTCGAAGTAGCCGCGCACGACCTTGAACTCCTCCATCGCCCGGTCGATCGCCGCGTCGACCTCGTTCATCGGCACCTCCCACTCGGCGGCGCCGCCCGGATGCTCCCACAGCCCGAGCAGCTGGCAGAGCCCGTCGGCGAGCCGGCAGCCGACCAGCGCGGTCGCGTCGTGGAAACGCGAGCCGTCGAAGCCGAGCGCGATCCGGTCGCCCTGCGCCAGCTCGTCGTCGCGCTCGCCCCGATACCAGTCCTCGGAGGAGATCCAGACGACGTCGGCGGTCAGCCAGATCCCGCAGGCGAGGCGCGCCCACTGCCAGCTCATCATCGAGGGCGAGTCGTAACGCTGCTTCAGCCACTTCTCGGTCACCCAGGAGGCAGGGTTGACCTGCTTGACGATCGACATGTCGGCGACGTCGTCGTTCTCGTCGAGCGCCCACTCGTGCAACGCGAAGCCGTCGTCGTCCGCGCGCGTGTACAGGTACTTGCCGTCACGCTTGCCGGGCAGCTTCCGCGCCGCCGTCCGGATCACGCCGAGCGGCGACTGCTCGTGGTCGCCCGCCGTCGAGATGCCGAGCAGCTGCCCGTTGCGCGGGCCGAGCCCGTCGCGGAAGACGCCGTACAGGTCGGGCTTCTTGTGCCGGCCGAGCTCGTCGACGAGCGCCAGCGTCGGAATCACGCCGTCGGCGGTGTCGACGTCGGCGGCCAGCACACGGATCCGCCCGGAGTCCTTCGTCGAGCGGATCTCGCGGTAGCCGCGCTTCGCGACCATCCGCGCCTGGCACCAGGGCGAGCGGCGCAGGAAACCGGTCGCCTGCTCGTACATGATCGACGCCTGCTCGCGCGAGGCGGCGCCGATCACACAGTCGGCGTCCGCCGTCGTCGCCAGGTGGTAGAGGGCGAGCGCCGCCATCAGCGTCGTCTTGCCGTTCTTCTTCGGCAGCAGCGCCAGCGTCTCGCGCACACCGTCGAAGTAGTCGCCGACGATCTTCAGCTGGAACGGCTCCAGGTGCAGACGCCGACCCTGCGAGAGCGTCAGCGACTCCGCGAACGTGACGAAGTAGTCGAGCTCGTCAGCCGGAGATACGGCGCCGTCGAGCGTCAGCGAGCTCATCAATCTCCTTCAGCGGGTCGTCGAGGTCATTACGTTCGGCCTGCTCACGCTCGGCCGCGGCGTCACGCTGCGAGACGCGCGCCCAGCGCTCCGGGTACATCCGCTCGAGCAGCCAGATCGCCGTCTGCACGTCGCGGGTCGCCGCCGCCGCGACACGGGTGACGAGCACGACCTCGCCTTCGGCGCGGGCGCGCTCGACACGCTGGCGGAACTCGCGGTAGCCGGCGTCCTTCTCGTCGTCGTTGCGCGGGTCGCCGCGCTTCCACCACTTCTCGAACGTCGAGACCGGCACACCGGCGGCGATGCAGGCGACGTTCGTGTGGTTGCCCGCCTGGATCATCTGCACGATCAGGCCCGCCACCTCCGGGGTCAGCGTCGACTTGCGCCCGTTCAGGCGCAGATGCGCGACGCAGCGGTCCGAAGCCTCAACCGCACGGTTGCGGCACGGGGTTCCGGCGGCGGTGGTCTGGTTACAGAGGTCGCTCACGGAGAAACTTGGCGGTCGCCTGCATGTCGTCGAGCCGTGCGCAGAGCCGACAGCGCGAGACGAGCCGGGACGCGTCGGGCAGCTCCGGGTTGCCGAGCCAAACCGGGTCGAGATGCGAGACGACCGTAGCGGGCGCGCCGCACTCGCAGCGGCCCTCGTCGCGCGCCAGCACGGTCGCGCGCAGCCTGTGCCACGCCTGGCCGCGCTTGCGCCGGTGCGTCGCGCAGCCGCCTCGCCCGACCGCCGGCTCGGGACAGCCGGGGACGGAGCAGACGGTGCGCGCCCTCACTTGCGCCGTGACGCCCGCTTCGGCAACTTGCCCTTGTTGTCGAAGTGATGGCGCTTCACCCACGCGTGCCCGAACCGCCAGTTCAGGAACGCTCTCTGGGCTTGAGTCTTGGCGGGCATTTCACGTGGAAACGGGCGCAGGACGGCTCACTGCGCGTGCTGTGCTCGACGGATATCGGGCCGATGCAGACTCGGGCTGGACCAAATGTACGCGCCCTTACGCTCAGAGTCCAAGACGGCGGTCGATCCGATCGACGACACGGGCGATTACGCGCAGGTCGGACTCGAGCGCGCGAGCTGCCGGCCGCGACTGGAGCCAGGCGAGCTCGCCCGCGATCCCGTCCCTGGCGCGACGCCAGTCGGCGGCGAGCCGCGTGTCAGCGCGCAACGCCGCCGCCTTCGTCTGCCGCCGCTGCTCGCCCTCGTCGACCGCCTCCGGCTCGCCCGCGAGCGCCTCCTGCGGCCGGCTCGTGTAGCCGAGCTCGGAGTGCGCGGCCAGCAACCGCGGCGGGTCGTCTGAGCCTCTATGCGCGTCTGTCTCGTGATCCCCTATGCGTGGACCATAAAGAAACGGGCCCGGGTGCGGAAGCACCCGGGCCTGTGCGCTCAGCAGTTCGGCCAAGCGTCGTACGTCACGGCAAGCGCCGCGCGGTCCTGCACCCACTCCGGCGCCCAGGCCGGGTCGGCGTTCTTCCAGCCGGCAGGCGCGAACGCCCGCCAGGTGCCGCGATCGAACTGCCACTTGCCGCGGTAGAGGCCGCGCCAACCGATCGCATGGATGTTGCCTCCAGACTCACACCAGGCGTTCGCCCAGCGGATCTGCGTGATGCCTCTGTAGCCCGCCGAAGCGGGGGCGGCCAGCAGCAACAGCATCACAGCCGCCAGCACGGGAACTACCCATTTCATCTGCACCTCCGATGCGTTGGTTCCGCGCCGCTCACGACGGCGCGGGCCTACGTGTCGGGTCCGTCTGGTAACCACCTCCTTCGCGCGATCGCGCGACTCTAGAGCACCTCACGGGCGATGAACTCGGGGACGCCCCACGGCACGTCCGTCGTGTTGCCCTCCGCGTCCGCCGGCCCGGTCAGCAGCAACGTGCCGACGACGAAGTCGCCCGACTGCAGGTAGGGCGCGCAGAGCTTCGTCGCGAACAGGTTGACGGGCAGCCCGAGCCGCTTCCCGTCCTCGTTCACGAACGCGTCGACGTGCGGGATCAGCGTCCGCACCTGCTGCACGAAGCCGCCGACGCCCTGGGCGAGCTCGGCGATCTCGGTCTGCTCGATCGCACCGTCCGGGTGCACGAGGATCACCTTCATACCGCCTCCTCCTCGAACTCCGGCTCGTCCTCCTCGGCCTCGCCGGCCGCGACGGCGGCCGCGAGCTCCTCGGACACACCTTCGCCCGTGGGCACGGCGTCGTCCTCTTTGGCGTCCGCGTCGTAGCCCTGCGCCACGACCCAGGCCAGATAGTCGCCGTAGCGCTCCTCGGCGTACAGCGCCGTGAACCCGGTCTCGAACGCGGTCACGCAGGTCGCCGCCAGCAGACGCATCCGGTTCGCCGCCGACTTCTCGGAGAACTCGTCGAGCGCCGCCCAGTCGTCCTCCGGCTCGAGCCCGAGGAACTGCGCGATGTAGTTCGCCTTCGGCCGGTAGGGCGTGCCGCCGGCGACCGCGATGAACGCCAGCTCGATCACGGCGTCCGACTTCATGCGCGTCGAGGCCTGGCACCAGTCGATCAGCCAGCGCTGCCGACGCTCCGTGCGCTCCTGGAACTGCGCCAGCTCGCGCTCATCCTTGCGCTCCTGCGCCTCACGCGCCTTCTGCCGCTTCGCCGCCGGGTCCGGATGCGACTTCGGCGCCGTACACATCTCGACCGGCTTCAACGTGTACGGCGCCGAAGTCGCATCC